GTGTTAGTTTACTAGGTTGGGATCATATGGTTGGTTCTGCCACTGGTTTCATCCAAACCGTTGATCTATACGATAGTTTTACAAGCAGTTTCCAAAGCGAGCTAGACGAAATGATATTGGTACATCGCTACGAAGTAGGTCGTGTTAACGAAAACGAACATACCGACGAAGAATTTGCCATACACATCAAAACTGCTTTCTGCCCAGTTGATGATGCAGAAACTCCATTGGTATGCTATAGTCCAGGTGGACACAAAGGTCTGCACTACAGTATGAACACTCGTGCATTGATCAAAGGCATGACCGAAGAGCAAAGTCGCCGAGTGTTTGACGAAATTGACAGTAAGCTGTTTGTCAAAGATTGGGTCTACGATCACTACTATCAACAGAACAACGATCTGGTATTTTTCGATCAAAGTGTTACCTTACACAATCGTACCGGACATCATCCGGATCGCAAAGCATTTAGACAGCAGTTTGATCCCAGCTGCTTGTTAGCCCAGCCCTACTATCCCTGGAAGCACAGTGCAGAGTTTAACCAACGCTACGTGCAAGAAACACATGAACTTGTAGACCTTCTTGGCGGCGACGTAAAGGCCAAATTCAAATTACCGTAACTGTTGACATTGATCTAAATATTGCGTATTATACGTGTATAACCTTATGAGGCATCGATGACCAATCCTTTTCAAGATCAGGCTAAATTTATGCAGGCCTGTGATCAAACCGTAGGCACTTTTAATGAATCACAATATCAGTTATACTGCAATCTAATCGCAGAAGAATTTAATGAACTAGTAGCCAGTGGTACAGTGGTTGATGATCTTGATGCATTGATTGATATACTTGTAGTAACCATTGGCGCTATTCACAGCCTTGGCGCTGATGCCGAAGGAGCCTGGAACGAAGTCATGCGTAGTAACATGGCTAAGATAGACAGCGAAACCGGTAAGGTTCGTAAACGCGAAGATGGCAAAGTACTCAAACCTGACGGCTGGCAACCACCACAACTAGACAAATTTATTCACGGTCACTAATGGAAAAAATTACCTACACAGAAATATTCTACAGTCTACAAGGCGAAGGTCGATGGGCTGGCGTACCTAGCGTGTTCTTTAGAACATTTGGCTGTAACTTCCGCTGTCGCAAGTTTGGCCGGCCGCGAGACGAAGAAATTGAAGGACACAATCCTGAAGTTACTGCTATCATTAAAAAGATCGAGCAGAATCCCAATCAATATCAAGAGTTCAAGGACTTGCCACTGGTAACTACAGGCTGCGATACCTACGCTAGTATCTATCCTGAATTTAAGAAATACAATCTACAGCACACAGTGCCAGAGATTGTGGATCGTATGCACGAAATCATACCCGGCAACCAATGGAGTTATGATGCTCATGATGACATACACTTGGTCATTACTGGTGGTGAGCCGTTGTTGGCGTATCAGCAATTGTATCCTGACATGATTGAACGTTGTCGTGCCAACGGCTTACGCAATCTAACCTTTGAAACCAATGGCACTCAAGAATTGTACCCTGAAGTACATGAATATCTATTTGAAGAATTTACTAGACATGGTAGGGACTATGACAAACTGACTTTCAGCGTGAGTCCTAAACTGCCATGTTCAGGAGAGTCTTGGGATCGTGCTATACTGCCCAAGACGGTAAAAAGCTACGAGATGATAGGCATGACCTATCTCAAATTTGTAGTAGCTACCAAGCAAGATGTACGTGACGCCGATCGTGCAGTCAGCATGTATAGAGAAGCCGGATTTGGCGGTCCTGTTTACCTGATGCCAGTGGGTGGTGTGCCTCAGGTGTATAATCTCAACACGCAAGACGTTGCTCGCTTTGCCATGGAGCGAGGTTATAGATACAGTCCTAGACTGCAGGTTGATATCTGGCGCAATGCCTGGGGAACATAAAACTAATGAATGAAACTCGTGCTCGAACATTGACTAGAATGGTAACCTATCGCTTGACAGCCTGGCTGTTACGATTTTTTGGACATGGTTGTTTACCGGAGACATTGCCAAGAGTACCGGCTTTGCTACTGCTCTACATGTTTTGTTAAGCATAGACTATTACATCCATGAACGGATTTGGTTAAAAATAAAATGGGGTAAAACAGATGCATGACAAGATAACCAAATGGATTAAAGATTATGCCACAAAACACAATATCAGTGCTCTAGTAGTTGGCATCAGTGGCGGTATTGATTCGGCTGTGGTGTCCACCTTGTGTGCTCGAACAGGTCTTTATACCATGGCTGTCAGCATGCCTATTCGTCAAAGCCAACACACTCACGATCTTAGTTTACGTCATGGGCAATGGTTAAAGACCAATTTTGAGCTGGTAGATCACATCACCATTGATCTCACGCCCACCTTTGAACAGTTTGAAACTGCCACCAAAGTATACAGCCATGAATTGGCTTATGCTAACAGTAGGAGCAGACTACGCATGATGACCTTGTATCAACTTGCGCAGGCCAACTCGGGTATAGTAGTAGGTACAGGCAACAAGGTCGAAGACTTTGGTGTAGGATTTTTTACCAAGTACGGCGACGGTGGTGTAGATATCAGTCCAATTGGTGACTGCTTGAAAACTGAAGTGTGGCAAATGGGTCGTGAACTAGGCATATTACAAGACATAATCACGGCCGCACCTACCGATGGACTGTGGGATGATGGACGCACTGATGAAGATCAGTTGGGCATGAGTTATGAGGATTTAGAATGGGCCATGGAACGCCATATGGTCGGTGACGACAGCGATGATCCTAGGCTGGTCACCTACAGACGCATCCGTCGAGCAAACTTGCACAAAATGCTGCCCATCCCTGTGTGTAAACTAGGAGAATAAAATGAAATGGTTAGATCGTTTAATCAAGCCCAAGAAAAAAACAGCTGAACCAACAGCAAAGCCAGCACCAAAGAAAACTGCCAAAGACCTAGCCACCGAAGCTGGCGAACCTTACGTGGCCATAGTAGGCATGGACATTGATCCAGAAAACCTGCATCAAGGCGCATTTGAACTAGACTGGAATTCGGTGTTTGTTACCAGATTGGTCAAGGCTGGCTATATGATGAAGCCCGATGACAGCGATGCAGACATTGTGGATCGCTGGTTTCAGAATGTGTGTAGACATGTGGTCATGGAAACCTGGGAGCAAGAGCAAGCTATGAATCCCAGTCGCTATGTTTACAGTCGCAACCTTGGAGATGGACGCAGAGAGGTCAGCTGATGATATTCAATCATATTAAAGAGCTCAAACGAGCCGGCAAAAAAATTGGCATCACATTCAGCACCTTTGACATGCTGCATGCTGGACACATAGCCATGCTCAGCCAAGCAAAGAATTACTGTGATTATCTAATAGCCGGATTACAAACCGATCCTACTATAGATCGTCCGGACACAAAAAATAAACCAGTACAGAGTATAGTAGAACGTCAGATACAGTTGTCAGCTTGTAGGTATGTAGACGAAGTTGTGGTTTATCAAACTGAACAGGATCTAGTAGACCTGTTGCTGATTTTGCCCGTTGATGTAAGAATACTGGGTGTGGAATACAAGGAAAAAACATTTTCTGGTGATGCGGAATGTTATAGCCGCGGCATTGAACTGGTGTTTAACTCGCGCGACCATAGTTTTAGTTCAAGCAGTCTGCGACGCAGAGTGGCAGCAGCCGAAAGCATGCGTGTACTGAAAAACGAACCCGATCGTGAAAAGGATCCTGTGTTGCCCATTGAAGAATTCACCTTTGCCCAGGTATTAGACAAACGCTACAGTAGATAATGGATCCTATTCCCTTACCAAAAACTGTCACTGTTTATACTCTGGTCAAACAGTCTGGTGCAACTTTGAATTACATCGGTGGTGCCTATAATGCCACTAATTGTATGGGATATGGATTTTTCCTACACAAAATAGATGCAGAACATCAAAGGACTCTTGAATTACTAAAAGAGGAAAACGCAGGTGTTCAAATACACATGTTTGAACTTACTGTTCCCAATCCTGTCTATAAAGCATGATACTGTATGTCAATGGTGACAGTCACGCTGCTGGAGCCGAAGCTGCTAACACATTTGCCTTCGCAGAAGATGATCCAAACTATCGTCATCTAGGTCGTCGACCGCATCCGGATAACCTAGCGGTCAGTTGGGGTCAACAGTTGGCCAATCAATTAGGTGCCGAGTTAGTCTGTGATGCCGAAAGTGGTAGTAGCAATCGCAGAATCATACGCACGACCTTGGAGTTTATTAGACAACGTCGTGGTTATTTTCGTGACACACTGATCATTATAGGATGGAGTACCTGGGAACGTTCAGAAATTCTCGACGATGATGGTCAGTATTGGCAAATAGGGGCATCTGGTCTAGACTATCTACCAACTCATTTACATGATAGGTATCGAAACTTTATCGGCACTATTAACTGGCGTAGGTCCATGAACAAGGCCTATGCTGAAGTGATCACGATGCATAATTGGTTAAAGTCAAGAGGTATCAGTCATTTGTTTTTCAACTGCAACAGTCATTTTAGAAACATAGATGATCGCACAGCCAATTGGGGAGCTTGTTATCTAGATCCCTACAATCCGGACAGGACCATGGACCGTATACTACGCAAGCACAAGTTTGAAACGGTAAATCCGAATAGTTGGCATTTTGGCAAGGATGCCCATTGCTTTTGGGCTGATTATGTGTTACACTACTTGAACTCTAACAATCTATTACCAAAATGAACTACGTCCTTATAGATACTGCCAATATGTTTTTCCGTGCTAGACATGTGGCTTTTCGTGCTGCGGATCTTGACGAAAAGGTTGGCTACGCACTGCACATTACTTTGGCTGCTGTTAACAAAGTTGCACGTAGATTCAATGCGGATCATGTGGTATTCGCACTGGAAGGACGCAGTTGGCGCAAGGACATATATGAGCCTTACAAAAAGAATCGGGCAGCGGCTCGTGCTGCATTGACCGAAGCCGAACAAGAAGAAGATCGTATATTTTGGGAAACTTATGATCAGTTCACACAGTTTCTAGCACAGGGCACCAACTGTTCGGTAATCAGGCATGAAAATGCCGAAGCTGATGATATCATAGCTCGTTGGATTGCTCTGCATCCACAAGACACACATACCATTGTCTGTCAATCAGTACAACGGTATAACCGACGAATTAATAACCATACGCGGCATATTTGATGCCAAAGACAAGCCGGTAATTGACAAGAAAACCAAAGAGCCAAAAACTGTGCCTGATCCAGAATGGTTGTTGTTTGAAAAATGCATGCGCGGCGATGTCAGCGATAACATATTCTCAGCTTATCCAGGAGTGCGAGTAAAAGGTACTAAAAATAAAGTGGGACTCACAGAAGCATTTCAAGATCGTCGTAGTCGTGGCTACGCATGGAACAATTTAATGCTGCAAAAATGGACTGATCACAACGGTGTTGAGCACAGAGTTCTAGATGATTATCGACGCAATCAACTGCTGATAGATCTAAATGCGCAGCCAGACACAGTCAAAGCCGAAGTTGATCATGCCATACGCAGTCAGATATCACACAAAGATATAGGTCAGGTTGGCACACGATTCATGAAGTTTTGTGGCCGTCATAATTTGGTCAAAATCAGCGAGCAGGCCGAGCAGTATGGTCGCTGGCTGAACAGTAACTATCAAGGAGTGTTAGATGGTATTAGCTAAGAGCGTGGTAAAAAATAAGTTTTGGATTTTGCGATCGGAATCTGGCAAGGTTGGTACAGTTGAAGCGGAAGGCAAAGGATTCAAGGTCAATCTCAATGGCACTGTAAACAATTTTCGCACACTGAGATCGGCCAAAGAAAAAATTGGCATAGACTTCGAACCAGTGCCGCCTACCAAGAGCCGACAACCACAGAATCATGTTAACGGTTACCCAACTGAAGGTCGTGCGCACAATCCAGTGATTGATGTACGTAGAAAGATTCCTATGTTTACCAAGCAGAGTAACAGTAAAAGTTGGTATGCAGCAGGCTGGTACGTGATTAATCAAGCCGGACATTGGCAACCAATGCTGTGTCCAAAAAAGATCATACTAGATCGCTACCCTTACCAGGGTCCGTTTCATACCAAGGATCAAGCACGTGAGTCTACACATCGCTAAATTTATTGAACGTATTAGATCCAACGAGCACAAAGGCAAACGAGATCTAGTGATCACCATGCAGGAAGCCAAAGATCTACATGCAGACATTACAAAACTATTACTGGCCTTAGAAGAACTGCGTCAAGCACAAGATAATACCGAGGATCAGGTGGTAGAAGTCAAAATCACAGGTGGCAACTTTTAAGCTGAAAATTTGGCTAAATAATACTGCTATATTATTTAGGAGAGCACAAGTTGTCTAGACCCAAACCATTAGTTTTGTTGGAGAAAACCAACAAGCAAAACTACAAAACCGAACAGGTCCTTGCGGCTGAAGGAATTTGGGCAGTGTTCTACGACGGCTCACCTATCAACCTCAAAACAAGTAATCTGCTGGTTCAGTACCCTGGCCCCAAGTACAAAAAGGTCAGCTTCAGTAACAGTGGACATGCTATCAATCTGGCTAAAAAACTCAACTCATATTTTCAAACTGACAAGTTTTCGGTAGTGCTTTTGAAGCAAGGCGAAACTATCTATGCCACCAATGCCAACCCGCAAG